GCTGTTTGGTATTTGCAATAGTGATCGAGCATGGAGTTCCAGCGCGGATTTGTTGAAATAATGGATAGCCAGAGCGCCCCGTGTCAATAAAGAAGTTGGAACCATAATCCAAAGCTGGAGATGAGTCCATTAACTGAGTTCCCGTTGCTTGAAAAGTAACTCTAATAGGAATGTCTGTTTGATAAATTTCAGAAATACTTAAAGCGTCTGGAGATTTAGCCAGATTATAAAAGTCTTCCGATTGTAATTTCCCAGTAGGAATTAAGACTGAAATTTCTCCAGTTAGTCCAGAAGAGCTAAAATCAGATGATTTAAGAGAAACATTAGTATATATAGAATTATTAATTGGGTCAACATTTAAAACACGCCCCACATGATTTTTTAAAGTTTTAACGTTATCATTGATCGCAATAAGATCGCCTGGCCTGCAAAGAAGAGTTTCCAACCCTCCAACAAATGCCACATTTTCATCTTCATTAATTGTCGAGTAAATAATGTGTTCACCAAGACGTTTTGCGTGCGCCCTGCTTGTGACACCAAAAGTTTGAGCAGTTGTTCTTAAAATACCGCGAGCCTTAATGTCATCAGGGTCTTCAACATATTCAATTTTTTGTTTGAACAAGTCATCCCTGTCCAAATAAGTAACTTCAATAACATTATATTGCAAATCTCTTCGCTCGTTTGCATAGTTAAACATGCCGTCTTTGACATTAGCATTATTAAAGAATGCCATGATTGGCTTTAATCGGTCATTGGTAAAATTAATTTCCGAATTGGTATAGAACATGTTGCCACGGAAAGAAGCAATTAAAGATTTCAAAGATTCAAAGACATTTACCTTGTCCGCAATAACTCCATTAAAAGCATATCTTGGCTCTAAACCCCCATCAGCGGCGGACACGCCAACAAACACGCCATTAGAATCAACAGCATCACAATATCTTCCAATTTTGTATAGCTCCCAATAGTTAATTTCGGATGGAGAAATAAAATTCCCCAACCCATATCTTCTATTTATTAGAATATCAAATAAAATCCATACAGGATTATCTGTCCAAGATAGTTTAAAAGTTCCGTCCCAATTATCCCTATAAATAATTTTATCATCATCGAGAGGACTTAATGAATTAAAAACAGAGAGATCAGAGCCTAGTATATATCTTTTGTCTTGGCCGTTTGACTTGAGCGGGAAATAATTACTTGGAACGAAAACCTTTTTAAACCTTGCGTCATAACTACGAGAAGGTATTGAAGAAAGCGATCTCGCATCTAATTTTAATCCACAAATCGCAGAATATGGATAAGAAAATGGAGCGTTAATAATTTCTGTTATTTTTTGCAAATAGATTTCGCGCCTTACCAGAGAAGAATAAGATTCATAAGTTAAACGGTAAATTCTTACGAAACGAGTCTTGCCGTTTTGACTTTTAGGAATAGAAATTGGCTGAGCAATATTCTCAGTTCCTAAAATAAAACGACTATATTGTTGAATCGCTTGCGCGTTTTCTTCTCTTCCAACATCAATATAAACAGGAGAATTTATCAATCCTCTGATTTGGTATCTGCGCTGCAACGACACCTCCTCTGTTCCATCTAAACTTTGGTATCCAGCTTCAACCATAAATTCAATCACGGAAGGGATGCTTGCGCCAGCTTCTACAGACTCATTAACGCCATCTGACTTTAATAAAGTCATGTTTTGCTGAGCGGTATCCCCTAACGCATTAATATTGATTGTTAAAAACACTTGTTCAACATTAGGATTTAAAATAACATGCGTAATTCTTGACGAAGGCTCGTAAGAATACTTTGTGTAATCTTTGTTCCAATCACTGAAACTTACAAGTGTTGAGGCGTCTGTTTTTCTAGTATCACTGCTTCCTTCTACACTCAACGATTTATCTAACAAGACGCGACATAAAGTAGAAAACATTTCAGGAGTATTATTCCAATAATACGAATCAAATTGACTCGATGAAGTAATATATGTTGTTCCCTCGTTTACAAATGGATATGAGTATTGCGTTCCTCCGTTTACATTATAAATGTAATATCTATTAAAAATTTTTGTATTTTTATCAAAAGAAATCGTTATATTTAACGTGCCTGTGCCAATGGCAAAAAATTGTGCGCTGATTATATCGGTAGAAATTGAAATATTTTTAAAATACCATCCTTGGTTAGAGGCTCCATTGTTATTAACGGCAGATACGTCCGCTTCAAAAGACGAATCATTTCTAAACAAATATGTATGTAAATTCTTATAATCATTATATTCGGTTTGAGTGATATATGATTGAGCAATTACCACTTCCGAATCAGACAGTTTTCCACTGCTTGAAGCCGCGCTATTTTGATTATATCTGGTATCCGCAGTATTAAATTCTGCATTTAGTAGCGTTAATACTGGTTGACCTTTTTGAAACGGGCCTTTTAGTTTTGTGCCATAATCTTTTGTCAGATACGTCTTATTAAATAAGCTTAGAGGTTTTTGCAAATCTTGGCCGTTTCTCGTTTCCAAAGAAACATTTGAATAGTTAAACTTAGCAAATGTCCTAATGATTTTGGCAGTCTGAACCTCTTTAATTATTGCATCAATTCCATTTTGCAATAAATAACCATCCCTTTTGTATATGAATAAATAAAAATCTCCGCTAAGATAAAAAGCACCGTCTCTTAGAGCAAAATATGTTAGATTGATTGCCTTTTTGGGCGAGAGAATTTTTTTATTCTGTAGCTCTGTTGATTCTAGGTCAAAATAGATTTGATTATAAACGTCATTTTCAAATTGAAACAAATCATCAATGGAAAAAACGTAGCTAGAATCTAATGGAACTTCAAAAGAAACCTTGAGAGAAACAAAAGGATACTCATCAACTAAATTGTCTGGATAGTCTGGCAAGAGATAGGTTTGCACTTCTCTTTCTGATAAAAAATTAAATTGCGAATTTAAAATTCTCAGTTGCTTAAAAATATCAGAGTCTTTATTAGAAGAGCTTAAAGTGTAATCGCTATTAATTTTTGACAAAGTTGCGAAAATAGAACTTGCAATATCATTTTTAGAAGATAAGAAAGAACAAGATATTCCAGCGCCATTGTTCGCCGAAAAGGAAGAGAGGTCGCTAATCGAAGTTTCCACAAAACTTCCATTATTATAAAATCTGTTATCAAGCGCTGTTTGGATAAAGCTCAAATCATACTCAAACTTAATCTCTGAAGAGCTTTCGTCAACCGATTGTCGCACAACGACATCTTCTAAATAAACGCTCTCAAATAATCTAATGTTTTCCACATATCTACCTTTTGGATCAACAAATCCATCAATTTCGCCATCGGAAATCAAATCAATACTCTCAGAATAATCATAAGAAGATACAGCTTGCAAATCGCCAAGCTTCGGCGGTTTTAATGTTGGTGGAGGTGGAGGAGACGAGGAGCCGCCTCCGCCTCCGCCCGCTCCAACAATACCATTAATATATTTTTTAGAAAAATGATTCATGAGAATGTTGGATTACTTAGGACTGAATCTGGAGCATCAACAATAGCCACTTGGTTTCCAGATTTTTTAGATGTTGAGTTTAAAAATTCGTCTGTTAAAGTAAGAGTAAGTGGGAAAGATTTAATTGTGCTCTGCACAACATAAGAGCCAACTTTTATTCTTCCATAGGCTAGTGGCACTGGATTGCCTTGTTCAGCGAGATTTTCTCGATTAGAGAACGAGAGGGATTTAGAGGATGCAGAAGTGGTTCCCTCCGCTCCAGGAATTTGAGGATACTGTTGTTTCCCCGCTTGAACATAGGAATAAACTGCCGCAGCCACAGAAATAACTACGGAAGCCACTGCAAACCCAACTGGCCCAGAACCTAAAATTGTCGGCACAAAATCTATTTTCTTAATTTTTTGTTGTTTACTGTGAAGACCGCCGCGAATCCACTGATTATCAGCAACAATAGAATAAATAATGTTATTTTTTAACAAGTCTTTCAGGTCTTTTGTGAAGTTTTCATGGTTCGCCTCTAGTGCCCGCACCACATCTTGAGGGTTTTTGATTGCAAATTTATGCAATTTCCCATATTTTTGCCCTAAAATACCATGTAAATGAATTTCTGTCATAGATAGCCTTTTACCTTATTAAGAGTAATTACATCTACTTCATGAGTTTTTGGCTCATAAATAGCGAATTTCTTTGTATTTAACGAGTAAACAATAGATGGCAAACATGTTGCTTCAGAATTAGCCTTATCTGTTTCAGAGAAAGACTCATCTCCATTAATGTGAGAATGAAGCAAGGAAACAAATTCATTTTCGCTTTTGAATTTTAAATAATCAAGAGGATCAACGCAAAAAAAATCATTTGGTCTTGGTGATCTGTTTTGCACAAATTGAACCACATAATCTTTCCCATTTTTACCAATAAAACCACAGCATTCTACCGCAAAATATCTTTCACAATGTTCTTGAATAAAAGCCAAAATCTTCTTAAAGCTTTTATTTTTTACCGTAAGATTGTCCATATTGATAATTATCTGTTGCTGGAAACCCGCCAAAAGGCAAATAAAACGAAGACAAGTTGGCTGTTTGAGCACTTGGCACAGGATTATAAACAGAACCAGTTATTGTTGAAGAGCCTGATATTCCACTGTATGAAATAGAGGGTTCGTAAAATCTTTTTTTGCAAGCTCCAATGGATTTTGAACAACCATCCTTTTCCCAAGGAGCATTATCTAATCCAGGCATGTTATTCTCAGACGCCAAATGAGCTTCGTTACAAATATACCAAGTCTTGAACGGGTCTTTTTGAGTTGAGATATACACTATAGCGCCTGCTCCATAATAAGCCCCATATCTCCATTCGTTATTTGAACTTTGAAAGTTGAAAGTTCCTGTTGGGACATAAGTGAACTGAGAGTCGTTTTCTTGACAAACAGGAGGGCCGAAATAGTGACATCCCAATCCTCTATACTGCCAATAGCAATACCTTCCCATGATTAAACGGCCAGGAATGGTAAAATTTTCCAAATCAAACGGCGCAGTTAGCTCAAATTCAACCAATGACTTGTTTTCCTGTGTCTTTTGAGAAACAACATAAGTGTCGCGGGAAATTTCAGAGTTTGGATCGGCAACGCCATAAGGATTTATGCCGCCTTCAAAATTCACATCGTCAATGTATTTAACAAAAATTTTTACTCTCTCAAGCTTTGCAAATTTAAAATCATTCTTTCTCCGAAGAATTTGACTGATAACCAACTGATCGTTACTGATCCTGATTCTTGGGCGACTAATCCTGTTTAAGATATTTGATTCAAAATCTTCAACCTCAACAGCTAACGGCACATAGGATATTCCATTCAATACTATTTTGCCCAAAAGCCCATTCGAGCAAGGATGAAACGGAAAGAAAGAGTCTGGCTCGTTCACCGTATCATAGTAGATTTTATAAAATTCTAAAACTGCTGTCGGCTCCAAATCAAGCAAATCTTTAGAAACTTTATTGTTAATGGGCATGGTTAAAAATAATAACGGTTTAAACTATAAATTACACGAATTTTTAGGAGACGCGCAACAAATCGAAGAACTCAAAACCCTCTTTCAAGATTTCTTGCAGCGATCAAAACCCATAGATTTTAAATGCAGAACCCTTTCCGAGTTAAACGCTAAACACGAAGAGTATTTCAAATTCTTAATAGAAAAAACAAAAATATTTTACGCTTCACAAAATAATTCATTAATATTTTTTATAGCATTTGATTTTTTTTTACAGACTCTAGAAATTCCAAAAGAGTTCAATAAAGATGAAAAAATATGCGAATTTGTATTTGCTGCGTCAAGAAACTTTAACAAGAATCTTTTTCAGAACGCTTCTTATGATATTTATCAGTTGCTTAAACAAAAGTACGGTGTAAAATACATCGCTGGCAATATTCGCCGCAAACATAAAAAACAACCTTTTGTCGCTCTAGCGCAAAAAGTATTTAATTTTCAATTTATAAGAGACTTCGCATATCATGAGATACCGTAATCGGTTTGACAGAACAGGAGAGTGTTCAGAAAAAGGACATGATGCAGAAGCTTTATTCATTTCAATCGCAGAAAAACAAGGGTGGAAAGCAATTAAAGCTGATCGCAAACAACAACTCGCCCACGTTGATGTGTTTCTTTCAAAAGAGAATTATCCCACTTATTCCATAGACATTAAAGCAAGCAAAAAAATCAAAAGAACGGACGAAGAAACAAATAACGATTTGATTTGGGTTGAGTTTTTGAATGTGGCTGGTAATGGTGGATGGCTTGTTGGAGCAGCGCAATACATTGCTTTTGAGCGAGAGAACGACTTTATTTTAGTAAGTCGCCCCTGCCTATGGAAACTGTGCATGAAAATCGTTGATCAAAATAGCAGGGTAGATTGCTCAAGAGACGCTCTTTATAAAATTTACCAAAGAAAAGGGCGCAAAGACGAAATCTCAATCATTAAATTTTCAGACATTTTTGAAAACTTAAAATTTAAAGTTTGGCCAAAATGCTAGAACTTTCTCCATGTTCTCATAAATGGATTTGGAGCATGATTTTTGTTCGTGTTCCTAAAAATGCCAGCACTTCCATTTATTCACATCTTGGTGAGCATAATCTCATCAAAAAACATGAGAAAATATTTATTGATGCCTTGTTCAAGAAAAAACTATATAAGAATTGGTTTTCTCCAACTCATGCAAAGCCAGACGAAATCTATGGAATTTTTGGAAGCATGGTGAAAAATTACATGTCCTTTGCTGTTGTGAGGAATCCATTTGATAGAGCCGTTTCCATGTTTCAATTCGCCAAAGAAAATCGCCTTGGGACATTATATGAAGAATCAAACGATATTTCTTTCAAAGATTTTTGCGACATAATGAAAGAAAATCATTCAAATAATAATAAAGATTTTATTGCAATTCATCAGCAAACAGAGTGGTTTGATGGCGCATTCAAGCCAAATTTTATTCTCAGATTTGAGAATTTAAAAAATGATTTTCAAGAAATGCTCGATTTGTGTCAAATTAAACATATTACTGCCGACATTCCTCACAGCAATTCCTCCAACAGAACAGATTATAAAAATTATTACAATTCTAAAACCAAAAAGATAATTGAAAAAATCTTTGAAAAAGACCTTGACATATTCAAATACTCATATTAAGATATAACATGACTGGAAAAATTAAAATCATTGGCGCAAATAATCGCTCTCACCTTGATTGGATGGAGATTGAATTTGAAAATTGTAATATGTGTCACGATGGAAACACATTGCATTATATTGAAGTTCCTGATCGTGGCAGGTTTCCCTTTGAGATTTATAAAACATTGGTCATTAGTGACCGATTTATATTTGAGGGTTACGCTCACATCGAAGATTCTCTTGGACGTTTGGCGATTGAATTCTTCCCGCAATGAAGTTTTTGCTCATTGATTCTCACAAAGGTTCCATAAAAGAACCTCAAAATCTTCACTGGCTTAACGCTAAAAAGATTAAGGATTTTTTAATTCAAAACGGTCATGAAGCTGATCTTGTTTGGAGCTATCCAACCGTCAATGACGAAATCAAGAGTGGATATGACCGAATCATCTTTAATCATGCGAGCCACTATTCGTATGTTGACTATGCTTGGCTAAAAGCCAGTCCAGAAGCCAAGCTTTTTCATATCACAAATGAATACAACCTTGGAGAGCCTCGCGCCTTGTGGATGGCGGTGAAAGAAGGTCGCCGCTATGAAGTTATCGCTAATCACAGTCCAGACATCTCTAAAATCGTAGAAAAGTATGTGGACGATTGGCACTTTATCAATTTAAATTCATTAATTTTTGACCCAAAAGAAACAAATAATGAAAAATCTGGTTGCGTTTATTACGGTTCTTTTCGTAAAGATCGCGAACCTTCATTCCGTAAATATTTAAAAGGCCGCGTAAAAGTCTCAACACATCAAAAAAACCGTGAAAAATTTAACACAATTGGAGTCAATGGCCCCTTCATTGACCGAATCAACTGGTCAAAAGAAGGACTCTCTAATTTCGAGACTAGCCTCTATATTGAAGACGAAGTTAACCACAATAACTACAACTGTCTTGCTAACCGATTTTACGAAGCTCTCAATTATAACGTTCTTACTTTTTTCGACTATAGTTGTAAAAATACCATTGCCTTGTCTGGTTATGACGTACCTACTTATTGCGTGGTTAGTAGCGAGGAAGAATTAGTGGAAAAAACTCAATATTTATGCCCAGAAATTCGCGACTACTGCTTCCGTTCTT